CAAGAAATCGCATTGCAACACAGTATAAATAGTAAAGAGACTATGGACCAGTCTATTGAAAAATTTGAAGAGGAGATTTTATAATATGTACAAAGTCTTTACAAAGCCTAACTGTGTATATTGTACAAAGTCTAAGGCATTGTTGGACAGATTAAATATTCCATATGAGGAATATAAACTATCTTCAGGTATGGCAGGTGGTGATGGAGAATACGAAGTCACCATTGAGCAAATGTTTGAAATGATAGGTAAACAAGTCCGTTCAATGCCACAGATAATGAGAAACGATATTCTCATTGGTGGATACACAGACTTACGGGAGCATTTTATCAATGAAGGTAAACTGAACTTTAAGGGCGAAATAATACATGGGTAGAGTTTTATCGTTTCCAGATGGTGCGGAAGTTCCTGTTTCGAAAACGAAATCAAGAGAAAGCATTGCAGATCATCAATCTAAAAAATTTGCTGATTCATTAGCAGATGATACGGTTATACAAATAATATCATCTTTACAATCAGAAGGTTTGGAGATTGGTTCAGCAAAAGGCACAAAAACATTTTTAGATGTAGGAATATTTCTAGAGGCGTTTCGTGCTATGATTTATCGTGAGTTTGATTTAAAACATCCATTTCATGATATCACAGATAAAATGATGTATGTTGAAAAAGTTAAAGGCAGGAAATATTCTGTTGTTAATTATTCAGGTACGGAAATTGTTAAGGTTCCTGTGAAAGAAGAAAATGTTATAGAATTTGAAAGTGATATTGATTTAAATGATACTGATTGATTATTCCCAAGTCGCTATTTCTAATATTGCTGTACAACTTGCTATGAGTAAGGATAAGAATGTTTTATCCATACCTATGGTTAGACATATGATATTAAATTCTATTCGTGGTTATATTCATAGATTTAAAAGTGAATACCCAGGAGAGATTGTTATATGTGTTGATGGACCAGATCCTTGGCGTAGAGATATCTTTGAACAATATAAAGCAAAACGTAGAGAAGGTAGAAACAATGATGATAAGGATTGGGAAAGTGTTTTTGGTTTAATTCACACAATCAAAGAAGAATTACGAGATAACTTTCCATATAAGGTTGTGCAGTTAGATAAAGTCGAAGCAGATGATATTATTGCGGTCATATGTAAAAAAAACCACGATAGAAAAATTTTGATTGTTTCAGGTGACAAAGATTTTCAACAACTACAAAAATATCCAGATGTATTTCAATATTCACCCATACAAAAAAAATATATTGAAACAGATAGTCCACAAGAATATATTTACGAACATATATTAAGAGGTGATACCTCTGATGGCATACCAAACTTTTTATCACCAGACGACACATTTGTCAATAGAATAAAACAGAAACCTGTTTCTAAGAAAAAACTAGCAGGATGGATTGATAGCCTAATGAGAGGTAATGATCCACAAGATTTTTGTAATGAATATCATTATAGAAATTTTCAACGTAACCAAAGACTTATAGATTTTGATTATATACCTGACGATATTCAAGCAGATATATATAAAGAGTATGAAAAGGCAACTGTAACAAGTCGCAGTAAAATTTTGCCTTATATGATACAACATGACTTGAAAGAATTGATAGGAAAAATAGAGGAGTTTTAAAATGGCAGATAATTATAATTTATCTTTTCACGAAATATTAACAAAAGTTAATAATGCAAAAGATAAACCTAAGAAGATTGAAGTATTAAGAAGATACGATACAACTGAATTAAGAATGTTTTTAAAAGGTGCATTTAGTCCAACACTAGAATGGCTAATGCCAGAAGGTACCCCACCATATAAACCAAACGAGGCACCAGTAGGTACAGAGCATACTTGGTTGAAACAAGAAGTAAAAAGAATGTTCCATTTTCTAAAAGGTGGTAATCCGCAGTTATCCCAAATGAAAAGAGACAATATGTTTATTCAAATGCTAGAAGGTTTATGTGACGAAGAAGCAAAATTGTTAATATGGGCAAAAGATGGTGAATTAAACAAACACTATAAAGGGTTAACCGGCAATCTAGTCAAAGAGGCATTTGACTGGAATGACGATTTTATGAGAAAAAACTCATAAAAATTATGCGACAGGATGTCGCACCCCTCTATTTTTTTACGAAAACCCTTGAAAAACAAGGGTTTTTTTCTTGGTTTTTTTTGGTTTTTTCCTTGACTTTTGCAGTAAATCCATGTATTATAGTCTTATGAAATCGAAAGGATACATTATGAACAGACGAAAAAAAATCTTTAATAGAATAGTGAACCCACTATTACTTAAATATCTTGCACCTACGAGTGAGAGTGCTCTTGCAAAAAATATACCAATCAAATACTTAAAATATTTTAAAGAAATATCTAATCATAAAAATGCTATGAACATTAGATATAGATACAGAGGACCGTCATCATTTAATTACAGACGAGACCCTTCTTATATGCATATGAATTATGCTACAACATTTGCAATTTACGAAAGATAATAGAAAGGATATACATTATGAGTAAAATTAAAAATTGGTTATGGGACGAGGCAGAAAAAGCCTTAGATGAATTAGAAACAAAAGTCAAAAATGGCGAATCCGTTTCTAGTGTTTTAGAATATGCTAAGACATTACAAGTAGATTGGTCTTTTGTAGGTTTCTCTTGGCATGACAACGAACAAGAAGCGTGGGATGAGATAGAATCTTATCTTTATGCAAACGCCTAAATAATACATGAGGTTATCTATGAAAATAATATTATCTCTAATCGCAATTGCAGGTTGTTATCTGGTTGCGTTCACAGAAATAAAACACAAAGATACACAAGTGGTTTCTGTACCACTTGAAATTGTAATCAAAGTGCCTGTTGAAAAAGTATCAATGGTAGATTTAGAACCAATTATTGATACGACAAATAAAGATACATTTGTTTCAAGTTTAAATGCTTGTGTAGATTATATCTACAAAGACTTACCACAATCACAACACATACCAAAAGAAATACTAATTGCTCAATCAGCATTGGAGACAGGTTGGGGTTCAAGTAGATTTGCCAATGAAGGTAATAATCTATTTGGTATTCGTACATTCAATAAAGATAGTGAATGGTTATTACCTGTTACATGGGATCAAAACAAATGGATTGGTTGGGGTGTAAAAGTTTATGACAAAAAATGTGATAGTGTAAAAGATTATATCAGAATATTAAACACAGTATTTGCTTATGAAAAATTTAGAGAGTTAAGAAATCAAAATGCTGATGTTTATACTTTAGTTGATACATTAGAACAATATGCCACAAAAAAATCATATACTGAATTAGTAAAAAAAGTAATCAAATATAACATAGAGGGGAAATATGAATTATAATTTATTTTGGGACAGAGTTTCAAAACTAGAATATGCATATAACAATGCACCAGAAGATATGAAGTATATCTGGTTTCATAAGTTGTATGCTATGATGTTAAACGTTGAATATTATTAGGAGTATAAATGATTAAATATATAATTTTTATAGGTGTACTAACTTTTGTATTATTATGGGGCCTATCTAAAATGGCAGGTTTATAATGAATATCTTTTATTTACATAGAGACCCAGAACAAGCTGCAAAAGAACATGTTGATAAACATGTAGTAAAAATGATTGTTGAATATGCTCAGTTATTATCCACAGCCCATAGAATGCTAGATGGTATTGAATATACAGACTATTCAAAAAATAATAGAAAAATAAAAAGATACAGATTAGAAAACCCAAATGCAGATAAAGTTATTTACAAGGCATGTCATTACAATCATCCATCCGCAGTATGGGTTAGAGAAAACAAATTACATTATCAATGGTTATATAGATTATTTAAAAAACTAGGTCATGAATATACACACAGGTATGGTAAGGTTCATTCTACCAATGTATTACTTAATCAATTGTTAGAGAGAGCACCTAATAAAATACCAGTAGTAGATTGGAAAGATCCACCACCTGCAATGAAACATTATCCACAATGTATTGTGCCAGGTGATTCAATACAATCTTATAAAAATTACTATATAGAAGCAAAAGCATATTTTGCCAAATGGACTAAACGAGAAACACCTCAATGGTTTGCAGAGGGAGTAGCATGATTACAAATATATTATTAGGATTTATATTATTAGATTTATTATTCATAACATTGATGTTATATGCAATAGGGGAAAAACTGAATGACAAAAAGTAAACATAAAGAATTTCATAAGAACGAACCTCCTATACCATTTCATTTTAAATTTTATCTTGTTTATTGGGAAGACATACAAAGCGATAGTGGTTGGAGAGACTTAAAAGATATTCAATCATCTAAACCAGCAATCTGTGTTTCGACAGGTTGGTTAGTTAAGAGTGATAAAAAAGTACATATTCTTATGTCAGATTATAACTATGACGAAAAGGGTGAATTAGCAGATGGTGGTAACACAACGGTGATACCTACAAAAAATGTAATTAGAAAATATGAGATAGAGGGACTATGAGGAATTTTATTGTAAATAGTTGGGATGGTGTTATGAACTTTAACCATAACCCATTAAGACATATACCAGACTTACAAGTAAGACATTTAATATTACAAATACTAGCATGGATGTGGTGTATAACTTTTTCACTATTCTTTTCATCATGGTATATCTTTGGTATATCAGTTGTGGCACACTTTGTATTAATACTTGCAATTGTAGTTACAGTAGCTACGTTTGTTTCAACAGAAAGAATGTATAGATTTAAGGATGGTTACCATTCAATGGGTCGTGCAAGAGGTTCAGTATTATATCGAGGTAAAGATGGTCAAGTATATAAAGTACCACTACCTAAAAATGATCCAGGAGGAGAACATGAATAGTTTATATATTTTAATAATTAGTTTATGGGGATTCACAGGTTCAGATTGGGTTTATGTAGGTAATCAAATAGTTTATCAAGAACCATTAACAAAACAAGAATGTGAAACTATGGCTGATAGTTGGACTAAATTTGAATTAAATGAATTTTATAGAATGTCAATAGAATGCCATGAGAAGAAAGAAGGTTAAATGCCAACATATAGATTTTATAATAGTAAAACAAAAACTGAATACGAAGAACTGATGTCTATTTCTGAAATGGAAAATCACATAAAGAAAAAGCACATTGAAATATTACCACCTACACAAATGAATATTGTATCAAGCGTTGGTTCAGTTGATAGTCATACTGATAGTGGATGGAAAGAAGTTATGTCTAAAGTATCAGAAGCACATCCAAATAGTCCACTTGCAGAAAGATACGGTAAAAGAACAATAAAAGACACACAA